TTTGAAGTTTTACTCGTAGGATATAATAAATGTTTTATACCCGAGGAATCTATCCTGCTAATTTTAGTATAGTTTATATAATCTCAAGGAATTGTGCTTCGTTGGGTGCAACCGACAGAGCGTTGAACTTGGCGCCCTCAGTTAGGACAGCCATCTTGCCGGACTTGCTCGAACCTTTGTGGACCGAGTTCCATGACTGCTTCAGCATGGCGACGCCTTCCGGCGACAGTTGGTTCGGGACCTCGACGATGGCTGCAGGAACGGCGCCGTTGCCGAAGAAGGCGGCACCGAACTCCTGCGCAGCCAAGCTAAGACCGATGGTTTCCGCAGCGTATGCGATGGGTGACAGACCGAGCATCGTGCCCGGCTTCATCATTCCACGGATGTGCAGGATGTCGAACGACGTCAACACGTCGGACTTGCCGCCGAGCTTGTACAGCAGCTGCCCGTTCTGTTGCTCGACCTTGACGATGTCTGGGTCAAGAACAGAAAGCGTTTCGACCCTTCCGTTCGGTGTGCGGTTGGTGAAGATGTAAGCGTTGCCACGGAGCAGCAGACTGAGCATTACCTGAGACATGAAGTCGATCTTGCGCAGATGAGTCGACGGGCTATGCACCCAATCTGGTACGTCTGCCACGGTGCTGGACGTCGAGCCGGTGCCTTGCGTCATCTCGATGGGCAGCGTAGCCACGCCATCTGACAGGATCCGCACCGAGCCGTAGACCGCAGACAGCGACATTGCCGTCTCGTCGTTGACAACTTTGCCGGAAGATGTGCCTCCGCCAGCGTGCTCGATGTCACGGCCCCACAGGTCCGAGAACGAGATCGAGCGCTTCTCTGTGTTGATCTTCGAGAATCTTGCGAGCATATTATGCCCTTTCCGCTTCGACCGCTAGGACTACGCCAAGGGTGATGATGGCCGCAGGCAGCGAAAGCATCGCGACTCCGGTGACCACCAGGGCGACGGCGGCGATCGTTAGTAGTAGCTTGGCGACCATACTTGGCGCCTCCTTTGAGGTTTACAGAACCAGCAGCTGCGGCTCTCGTTGTTCGTCGTCACGGTGCATGGCTGCACGGTGCAGACCGATGACAGCAGCAACTGCGGCATCGATCTTCCGGGGTGAGCCAGGCGCTTCCTTCTGGATGCGTGCTCCACGGTGGTCTTCTTTGATGACGCAGTTGGTCAAGTGCCTTGCCAGTTCTAGTCCACCGTCGTGCGATAGCTCGCCGTCCATCACCTTCTCGAAGAAGGTTTGGCAAGCGGGCACCATCCGTGCGAGCGAGTTGGTGGGGAACTCGACTATCGGGAGACCTTCTTCGTATAGCATCGACAGTGACCGCTCGAACCTGTAAGGGTCAGCAGTGATCTCAACAACCTTGAACTTCTTGCAGGCTTCCCGTATCGCTTCCTCAACCTCGAACGTCGGTGTGCGCCACTGCGGGTTATTCGGTGGAGCTTCCCAGAGGTTGAGCAGCGAGATGTGTAGGTCGGACAGACGAACTGCAACCAGTGCAGTGGAGTCGCCCTTCCATGCCCCATCGAAACCGAGCACGACACGTTCGCCGTCGACCAGGTCTGGCCCACCGGAGCACGCTTCCCAAGCGCCAGACGGCAACCAGGTCGACTCTGATGATGTCCAGCCGTTGAGATGGAACCTTACGAAGCTCGCCTCGTGCGCAGTGGCAATGGCTGCCTGCATGATACCGATCGGGTTAGGCATGACAGACCATGCCGGGTTGAACCGCTCCCACACGGCCGGGTCATCGAACTCGTATTCTTCGCCAGGCTCGGGTCCCCACCAATCCATCCCGAAGGAAGTGTCGGTGATCTCACCGGGTTGCGTCTTGCCGTTCAGCATATGCCCGTCGACTGTCAGCCCGTACGAGTACAGGCGCCCCATTGGGGAAGCCAGGTCGAACCCGGCAGTCGAGATGATCAGGAACAGCGGTGCTTTACGCATCGCCGAACCCATGGTCAACGCTTCGAGCAAGTCAGAGTTCTTGAACACGTGGAGCTCGTCGACGATGACGCAGGACGGGTTCAGTCCCTGGTTGCTTCCGGCGTCGGCAGAGACCGCAACATAGCGGCCCCCGTTGTGTGGGTTCTGGATCTCGTTCCTGAACACGGTCAGATGTTCGGACAGTTCCGGCGATGCCAGCACCATCCGTTTGGCTTCCTCGAACACGAGGCGGGCCTGAGCACGATCGCTCGCAGCTGACACAACCAACGGACGGGCATCAGCGTCATCGATCACCAGGTGCGCCAGTGCTATGGCGGCACCGATCTGAGACTTGCCAGACTTGCGTGGCAAACCCAGAAGGTACCGGGACTTCAGACGGTTGCCGTCTTCGTCAGCCGCATAGATGTCCCGAAGAATTGACTTCTGGAATTCAAGAAGTTCGAACGGCTGCCCAGCGAACGAGCCGCCCAGCGTCGTCATCTCTTCAATGAATCTGATGACATCGTCTGCTGTCAAGGCCACGGAGCCTCCTTCTATCGGATTGGACACGCCCCAGTCGAGCAGTCGTCGTCTATTGCTTGCCCAACGGATTGCAGCTCAGCTGCGTCGTAGTCTTCTTGCGTCATTCGTTGCATCGGCGATTGCGGGCGTGACAGGTCTGGGAAGATCGTTGTTCCCTTCAGTTCAGGACCGATCTTGCGAAGGATCGACGACAGCTCTCCGGCTGACATCGATCCGGCCTCAACGTTTGCGGTGAAGCTCACTGCGTTGTCGGCGAACTCCCGTTGCACGAGCGCCTGAGTTTCGAGCAGTACACGCAGTGGGATCTCGTCAACCGACTCGATTAGGTCACCGTACTTCTTCACCGATGGGTCTTCTACAAAGAACGAGACCACGGAAGTGCCAGCGCTGTAGATGCACGGCTCGACTGGGTAGCCCGAGTCCCGTAGCCTTCCAAGCTCTGCGTCGTTGTCTGCGTAGCGGATGCGCCGAACGAAGTGCCTGGCGTAAGCCGGGTGCATGCCCTCGGATACGCCGGGCAGTTTTGCGATCGATCCGGTCGGCGCAATGGCCGTGACCTTCACGGGTCGTGCCACACCGAGCCGGTCCGCTTCGAAGTCTGCTGCAGCCCGTGACGCTAGGTGCCACGATCTGAGAGCAGCAGCGACAGCGTCGTCGCTCGCAGCCTCAGAGTATTTCAGGCCGTGCTCAGCGAGCCATTCTTGGAAGCCGAAGAAGCCCACGCCGATGCGTCGGTTGATAGCCTTCACGGCTTGCTGGCCGGGGTCAGAGGAGGGCGCCAGAGTGGCACGGACCAGGAACCTCGCCATCGAACTGAACGAAGCAAGTAACTCTGCAGGGTCGGTGTGAGCTGGGTGCGCCAGGTTCACGGAACCAAGCACGCAAGGTTCGGAAGCTTCGAGAGCGATCTCTCCGCAAGGATTGGTGGACCGGACGTCGCCGGTCTCGCCGACCGAAGAAAGCTCTGAGTTGAAGAAGCCGGGCTCACCGTTGTTGAGCATGCCCAGCGACAGCAGGTCGAGCACGGCAACTGCATGAGTGTCGCAGTCAGCGACGGCAGCCCAGAAGGCGCCATCGATCTCCACCGAGATGTTCGTTGACCAGTGCATTTCAGGATTGATCTTGCACGAGATGAAGTCGAAGATTGAGGTAGACCGCCAGTGCAGTATCGACATCCGTGCGGACCGTCGGACGTTGCCAGAGATGACCGCCTTGGCGATCTCGTGGTCTATGCCCATTGCTTGCAGCGGGGTCAGATGCCCGCCAGAGTCGAAGGCTTCCTTCAGCTGCAGCGAGACAGCTGCGAGCATCAGACAGAGCGGAGCAGGACCGGAGGCCACGCCGCCGAATCCTTTGATCGGTGACCCGGCTTCCCGGACGTATGACGTATCGAACGTGACGGTGTCGTTGCCGCCGTTACCGGCAGCGACCTCGATCAAGAAGCGCAGTGCAGCAACCCAGCCTTCACGGCTGTCAGCGATGCAGTATGCGGCAGCGGGTCGGCTGCCATGGATCAGGCTGCGGTCGTCGTAGAACCTCACGGTTGGTGCCAGCTTGACCGGCGGAAGGTCATCCAAGTATTCGTCGGAGTAGTTCGCACCGACACCGCCGCCCAGCATGAGTTGATCGAACGTGAACGTGAAGTGATCCGACAGACGTTCGCCCCAGCCCGCACGGTGGCAGTTGAACAGACCGAGACCGGAGCCCGATCCCGACGCCCACAAGTGACGACCGGCCGGGATGATGCGCATGTCTTCGATGCGCTCCTGCAGATCCGAGTCATCGGCTGCGGTGCCGAGCACGCCAGCCAGTTCACTGTTGCCGGAGACAACACGGCTGACCGTGTCGCTCCATTCCTCTTGCCCTCCGCCCGTCAGTGGGCGACTGTAGGTACGCGCAAACACGGCTGCGCCTAGTGGTCCGAACTTCATCTTGCTGGCTCCTTCGTTGGGTTGGCGGTCAATGATACCGGCAACCAACGAGGGATCCACCGGCCATCAACCGGCGTATTCGATTCACTTCAAAAAGCTGTCAAGCTTCGACTTCGCTTCGACTTGAGACAGGCCAAGGTTGAGCCTGGCTTGGGGCGAGAGCCCGAGACGATCCTCTATCGCCACGAGCTTCCCCTCGATCTCCGTCACGACACGTGACAGCGGATGCAGGACGAGCTGCCCTTGAGAGCCGATCGTTGTGTGGCCGTCACGGTCGAGCTGCGCAAGGAACAACAGACGTCGACCCTGCAGCGATGCATAGCGCTCGATCGTGAACGAGTCCGTTGCCTCGACATAGAACCCAGAGCCTGCAGCCCACACGTCATGCCAGACTCCGGCAGCGACGTCGTCGAGATGCTCAGGTGCATCGGGAGTGTCAGTGGCGGCAACCACGGATGTGCCGACCAGTGGGGCCAGCTCAACGTCGTTGCTTCGGTTGCCTTGTCGTTCGTTCTTGTTCTTCTTCGCAGCCATATCGGCACCTCCAAAAAAGCTCCCGGCCGGGCCCGAATCAGC